CTACAGCTGGGGGACAGCAATGACATGCACGCCCTGCGCTTCTAGGTAGGCGAGGAAATAGGGGGTGGGGTACACCACGCCTTCGCCGATCTTCTGGCGCACCAGCGGCCCCTTGCCCGCTGAATCGTCGTTGGCCAGCTTCTTGGGGCTAATGAGGCCGCCCGTGAAGTACTTGACCCCCTTGCGCGCGATCATGGGCGGGAGCTTGTCCAGATAGCCGCCCAGGTGGTGCAACTGGGGGGCGGGGGGGATGTCGGTAGCGGGCTTCATGAGGCTACTCCGGATGGGGATTGCTTGACGCGTTCTGCACGCACGCCGGGCAGATGGATTGGTTCAGTTCGGGGTCTGGCGTCGCGGGGATGCGGTCGGACAGTACATGGCCGCAGGCCGGGCAAATCCACACATCGCCATCTTCAAGCAGCGCTTGAAGGATTAACTGTACGGCCAGCGAATCAACGGTTTGTTTGGTCTTGTGCGCCCTGGCCTCCAGCACGTTGAACGCGGCCTTGGGCAGGCGCAGGGTGACTGGGAAACGGCGGTAGGTGGTGCTCATGCCATGGCCTCCAGGAGCGGCATGTAGACGTTCGGAGCGGCAACTCGCTGGGGCACGTAGTTGGCCGCCACCAGCGCAGCCGCCATGCCGGGGCACACGCTGTTGCCGATCATGGCAACCTGGTCCTCTTTCTTGACGCGTTTCCCATCGACGAAATCGATGATGTAGGTGTCCGGAAAGCCCTGGGCGCGGGCCAACTCGCGCGGGGTGAGCATGCGCAGGCCGATGTCCGTGATGACGTAGAGCACGCCGTCGATGCGGACGTAGGGCAGGATGTCGCCGGGGGCGTATTCGGCAAGGAAGGCCTGGACCAGCGCGAACCGGTCGCGGGTGACGACAGTGGGGAGCGGTTCTTCGATGCGCGTATCCTGGTCGGTCCCGTAATAGGTGAGCAGGCAGCTCGACACGGCATGATGCATGCCGCCCGCGCTGATCGTGTGCAGCGGCTCGTCGGCGCCATGACCGACGTTCTCCCCGCGCATCTTGCAGATTGCCACGGCCCTATGGTTCTCGGTGAGCACGCTGCCCAAGGGGACGTCCATTGGTGCGGGCTTTCCGCCGTATGCCGGGCCACCGGCCCCGACGATGCACGCGGTGACCACGCTGTTGTGGTCGGTTGTGGTCACCGTTCCCAGGGGCTGCCTGGCATCGTGCCCGACCACGCCCCCATAGTGCTTCAGGATGGCCGCGCAGAGTTGCGTCTTGCCGTCCCCGCCAGGCATGATCGTGTGCACCGGGGAGTCACAGGCATGTCCTACGCTGTTCCCGAACTGGCGCTGGATATGGGCCGCGACCAGCGCCATGCCCCCGCCCTTTGGCTGGGTGGTGACCGTCCGCATGGGTTCGTCAGCGCACATCACGCCGCCGGGGGCGGACGCGTGCTGCACGTGTTGCAGGAAGGGCATCACAAGGCCATGGGCATCCCGCGCAGCAGTGATTGTCTTCGTCGGCTCGTGGATGCCGTGGCCCCGAAAACCCTCACCGCTGTGGTTGCACGTCACCACGAACGGCTCCGCCGCGTCGATGACGTACCGCTGAACGCCCTTTGCGATGCGCCGCAGGGTTGCGTCGGCCAGCGGGCGCTTCGCGCTCCGCCCGTGCTTTGCCTTGATCTCTTTTGACGTCTCGAAAATCGAAGGGCACGGCTCCGACCAGTCGATGATTTCCGCAGCCGTCCGCCAGGGCTTCAGCCTCCCGGACTTCACGTCCGACGACTTGGGGGCACCGTGGGTGGGCTGCGGCCAGACGATGGGCATGCCGTCCCGGCGGGCGCACAGGTACAGGCGCTTGCGGATGGTCGGCACGCCGAAGTGCGACGCGCGCAGTTCGCGGAACTCCACCTGGTAGCCGTGCCGGCGAAGGTCGCGGCAGAACTTCTTGAACGAGGCCCCGCGCATGGTGGAGATGATGCAGCCCTTGGAGTCCAACGGACCCCAATTCTGAAACTCCTCGACGTTCTCCATCCAGATCACCCGGGGATGGCGCCCGCTGGGCTTCAGGTCCGGAATCCACTTGTCGGTGATGACGCGGGCCAGTTCGCGGCGCTTGGCATTACGGATGGGCACCCCGCCCTTGGCCTTGCTGTGGTCGGTGCAATCGGGCGAGGCCCACAGCAGGCCAACACGCCGCCCGCGCGTGATCCACTTGGGCGAGACGGAAAACACGTCCTGGGTGAAGTGTTCGGTATGGGGATGGTTGGCGCGGTGGATGGCCACGGCCATGGGGTTGTGATTGACCGCGGCGTCCACCTTGTACCCGGCCATTTCAATCCCCAGGCTTGCCCCGCCCCCTCCCGCAAAGAGGTCCACCACAATCTCGTCCGAGGAGTAGCCCAGCAGCTCCTGCAGCGACGCACGCATGGCTAACCGCCCTCCCCGGCCTGCAACGTGGCGCGGTATCCGTCCAGGAGGGCCTGCGCCTCTGCCGCTGGGCAGCCGGTGGCGTGGATCACGGAATAGTGCACCCTGCCCTCTGCCTGGCAGTACCGGCAACGCACGACGCGCGCGTCAACGTCCGCCCACCAGCGCAGCTCGTGGCGGTCTGGAAGCTCTCCGTGCAGGGCCTGCAGCAGCACGTCGCGCTGGCGTTCGGCGTTGTCGGCACGGGCCATCTCGCCTTTTGCGCGCCGTAGCAGCGCCCGCGTTATGGCGGCAAGGGCCCTGCGCGGTACGGATGGCCCGAGTCTGTCAACGGCGACACGGAATGGACTATCAGCCATGGTTAGAACCCCTCCAACGCTTCGGCGTACGGATAATCGGCCTTGAAGAACCAGAGGCGCCCTTCGCAGGGGTGAAACGGGAGTTTGCGCGCCGCCGTGATCGTCCACCAGAACGGGGAGTGTTTTTCTGCCCATCCGCTGGGCAGGAAACCGAAGGGGGGGCTTTCCATGCACTCACCAAACCGCACCACCCCGACGATCCCCCCCACAGGTAGGCCGTCCAAAGTGAAGGCCTCCGTTGACGGCAGATACACACGATGCCGGGCGAGAACGTCATCCAGCGTCAAGGCACGACGGGCCTTCCCGGCATGCACGAGCACTGGCGTGTCTATGTACTTTCTCGGCAGGCGCCACGTTCTGTTTTCGATGTCCTTGCGCTGGGGCGGCATGATGTCCTGGGTGATCAGGAACGCCCACGGCTGGCGGATCGAGATGGCGGGCAAGAGCATGGCTACTGCCCTTCCTTGAACTTGACGGCGCGCAAGGTCTTGAGCAGGCGGATGCATTGTTGACAGGTCACGACCGTCTTGCGCGTATCGCGCAAATCGTTGTGCTCGCTGTCATATGTTCCGCATATCGTCCCTTCGTCCACGGGGTGCATCACGTGGACCCCTTCATCGTCTTCCATGTAGGTGAGTTTCAGCATGGCTATTCCCCCCTCACGATCTTGCCGGGAGCCAGCGACTCGGCATCGCCCTTGACCGGCCAGCGGTGCTTAAAAGCTCCACGCGGCATATACGTACGGGGTGTTACGGGCGGCACAGGGCACGCCCCGCAGAAGCCGGTGGCCTGGGGGTCGGTTTCGCGCGTCCAGGTGAGGATCCATTCTTCGTCGTCTTCAAAGAATTCCGGGGTCCCGGGCGTCCACCCTTCGCCGCCGGGGCGCGGAAAGTCTTCCAGCGGCGGCTGGTGGGCGGCCATGGCTTCGGCCAGGGCGGTGTAGGCGCGCTCCCACTCCATTTCGGCACGCTCACTTTTCTCGGGGTTTAGTCTGATGCGGAGGTCGCGAATCGGCCCATTGGCCGCTTCAACGGCCTTGGCTTCGTCGGCCACGCCGTACTGTTCGGCGCGCTCCATGTACTGTTCGGACAGGATTCTGGTGGTGGCCTGCGTCTCCGGCTGCTTGTACCAGCGCCAGGCCATGCAGCCGCTTGCGCCGCACAAGATGTGGCGATGCGAAATGTTATTCGGAGCGATGGGGCACGTCTTCTTACGCGCTTCGGTTTCGGTGTAGATGCTCATGACTGGTTGCACTCCTTCCTGGTCCAGTCCAGCGCCCACTGGAGCTGGCCCTCGTCGTAGTACGGGGTTCCGGGTACCCAGCCGTCGCCGCGCGGCACGGGAAAGTGCTCGACGCGCACATGGAACGGGCCGCCGGTAAGGGCAAGCAGGCGTGCCACCTGGGCAAGGTGTTCGAACCACCGTTCCGTGTGCTCTTGCCGCAGCCTGCGGTGCATGGGGCCGTGGCCGTCTTCCTCGCAATCAAGCCAGTCCTTCAGGGCCTTGCGCTCCGCCAGTTTCGTTGCCGCCGTTTCCTGAACAAGCGGGCGAAAATATCCGTCCGCCCCGTTGCCGAAAACAAGCTCGAAATCGAGGTAGGTTGTCTGCGTTGTCTGGCTGGTCTGGCTCATGGCTGGTTGCCCTCCAGGTGCCTGCGCAGGTCTATGGCCGCAGCAGCCAGTGCACCCGCCTTGACCAGCTCACGCTCACGCGTGGGACCCGGCTTCCACCACTGGCCATCCCACGGCCACAGGGCTGGTACTTCGACTTCGCCCACGGGCATTACGTCGGTGAGCGTCACATCGTAGTGGTGCGGGACCATCTTGGACCCCCGCGCTTCCGGCGGCATGGCGTAGCAGGCAGCGGCTGCTTCCAGGTCTTCCGGCGTGTGGTTCCTGGCATCGTATTGCAGCGTCCAGCCCTCTTCGAACACCTGGCGCAGGCGCTCTTTCAGAATCAGCAGGTGCCCGGCACTGACGAAGCTTACGTTTCCGGATTGCTTGCTCATGCCCGCCCCCACTGATCGCGCAGGGTTTCGCCACCTGTCGGCACCCCCTGCCCTTCCTCGCGCAGGATTTCGGCACGGCGGGCGCGGGTGTGCTGGATCTTGGCTTCCAGCACCATGAGGTCGGCATCCACGCGGCCACGGGTCAGCTGCAGGCCGCGCAACAGGTGGTCAAGCGCCTCGGTGCGGTTGCGTCGCCATCCTGCGGGCGCGGTATGGGCGTGGCTCTCCTCGCTGCCCCGGCACTGGACCACAAAGCGGTAGTCGCTGGCAGTGGTCACGCGGCCTTCGACGATCTCAAGGCCATCGCTGCCCCGGCGGTAGAATGCGCGGTACAGGGTTTCGCCCACGCAATAGGGTTGCGGCTGTGTCATGGGCTATCCCCTTGCCCTGCGCAGCAAGCGGGCGGCGCGGCGGGCCTTGCGCCGTTGGGCGCGCTGGTGGGTGCTGCCGCGCTGGCGCGGCGAGGTGGACCGGCCAACGGGGCCGCAGTGATGGGCGACGGCCTGGCGCCGGGCGCTGCTGCTGGAAAGGTACGACGGGATGGGCGGGCCCATGGCGGCGAGGAAAGAAAGAGGGTGCTGTGCCATGGCCCTAGCCCTCCGCCTTCGCGGCGCCGCCCGTCACGGGCGCACCGGCCAACAGGAAGCCGTCCTGAACCGCAAGGTTGAAAGAGGCCTTTTCGGCATCGTCCAGGGCCAGCTTGCGCGCGATGACCGGCGTGGAGAATTCCGCGCCCTTGTTGATGGGCTTGGCATAGCGCAGGTGCAACGTGCCGCTGGCCTGTGCGGGCAGGATGCGCAGGGCCAGCTGGGCCTGCGCATCGTTCCAGTACAGGGCAACAAAGGCCCGCTCCAGTTCCTCGGCACCCAGGGCGCGCAGGGCGGCCAGATTGAGACGGCACCGCTTGCGGTACACCGTCAGGCTGGGCTTGCTGACGCGCCCCTCGGCGACCAGCGGTGCGAATAGCTGCCCGCCGATCATCACGCCGTCGGGGGCATCGCCGGTCGCGCCGTCGGTTGCGGGCTGCTCCTGTTCGGCCATTCTTGCGGCCAGCTTGTCGGTGAGAGACGAAAGCGCCGTTTCCAGCGCGGGGATGGCGAGGGGGGCGGTGCCGGTCGTGGTACCGGGGACATCTGCGAACGAGTCATTGATGTTGGTCAGCTGCACTGCAAGGCGACACATGGGGTCACCATCACCCGCTGCCTTTTGGATGGCGTCCCACGCCGCTCCGGGTTCGATCCCCCCCGTAAGGTGGTAGACGGAGGGACCGCCGTGGGCGGCAGCCGCCAGGGCGTCCGACATCGCCTTGTTTTCCGCGTCCTCGTCCGGCTTGCGGGCAGGACGGCCATCGTCTGCGGGGTCGTAGTCCCCCGCGAAGGACGCGGCGGTGCCCCCTTCCGGCGTTTCCGCCGCGTCCGAGGCGCCCGGCACAGCCAAACCCATCTCCTGCGCCAGCGCGCCCGCAGGCACGCCCAGCACACGCGACAGGGCGTCCAGGTCCGGCTGCGGGGCATCGCCCGCGCATTCGCTGCCGGGCAGCTGCGCGGCTTCGTCCTGCGGCCCCTGCCCTGCCTGCTGGCCAAGGGTGGGGACGGGGGCGGCATCGGCTGCGGTGTCGGGTGCCGTGTCTTCGCCGGTAAAGTCCGGTGCGGGGTCGCCGGTGTTGCCCAGCTCCAGCCACTTTTTCTTGAGCACGCGGAAGGCCGCGTAGCAGCTGCTGCACAGACCGCGACAGGGCAACGCACGATTCTTCGCGCCGCATTGCTTGCATGTACCGTATGTCGCCATGGGGGCCTCCTTGGGTGCCTTCCGTGTGGCGGGTGCCTTGGCGGTCTGGCTGGCGGGTTGCGCCGCCGGGGCCGCCGGGGTGGACTTGTAGGACGGCGTCAACAGGTCACTGGGCTTGCGCCGTACCGACGCCATCAAGGCAATGCCCCGGTCGCACGCACGGCAACGGGCCATCTGGTCCGACGTGGCGGCCAGGATGGTGGTGCCGCACTCGCCGTCGCTGGCCGGGCGGCCCAGTACCGGACAGGGGGCGTCCATGTCAGTTTGTCCTTGGGGCAGTGCGGCGAGCCGGGGGCGGAGCCAATCACCACAAACGGCGACGAAGTATCTGCCCTGTTGGCCCTGCAGTCAGGGCAATTGCAGGCGTCAGCCGCGCGCAGTGCCTTCATGGCTGCGCGGTTAGCCTCCAGAAGCGCGTCCGCCATCATGCGCGGGTCTTCTATGGCGCCCAAGGCTGCCATCTTGATGGACACGCCCCCGGCATCCTGCAGCACGGCAATGAATATCCCGCCCGTGGTAGATTCAACCGTGGAAAGGACTTCATGCAGTTGCTGCCGCATGACCTTGCGGGACTCCTCCATCATCGCCTCTTCGCTCTTGCCTTCCATCTTCGTTTCCTCTCTTCCGCAGCTGCCAACCAGCAGCGCGCCCAAAGTTCCGTATGTCAGCAGCGCCCCGACAACGACGATGGCGCCTACCGTGGGTTTCATGCCGCTGCCTTGGCGCCAGGCGCGCCCGCGCGATCATCCATGCGGATCATGCCGCACGGGGTGGCGGTGCCGGTCACGGGGGCACCAATGCCGTCGATCAGGTCCTGCTCGCTTGCGCCGCCGGGCATCTCCATGCGCAGGGACACATCCTGCGGCAGGGCCTGGCGCAGCAGCGACAGCAGGCGCGAAACGCCCAGCCCGTCTATGACGTCCTGCCGGGCGCGTTCGGCGGCGTCAGCCTTGATGCGGTCCATCTCGCTGCCTAACAGCATGTCCGTGGACTGGTCGCTGGCCACCATGTACTTGCCGCCCTTGCCGGTCAGCATCCACACGGGGTGCAGGCCATGGTCGATGGCCAACGTCATCAGCCAGTCGGACGGGATGGATTCGCGCCGCTTGGCATCGCTGATGCTGGATTGGCGGATGCCGAGCAGCTCCGCCAGTTGCATCTGGGTGCGGATACCCAGCGCCTCGCGGATGCGGGCGTAGGCATCGTCAAAATTCTCGGTGCGGGCTGCGGTAAGGCTGGACATGGTGAGCCTCCTTGCGTGCCCCTTGCGGGGCGGCTCTGCGGTTAGCCTCGCCCCCGACGGACGAGGATGGGGACGTTTCGCGGTGGATGCGGCGCTGCCGGGCCGCCATCCGGAAGCTGAATGCGGCCAGCGCCAGCAGAAAGGCGGCGGGGCCCCACAGCCACGGGTCAGAAATCGGCATGGTGGTCCCCCTGCCCTGCGGCGTTGCCCGATGCGGGGGTAGCGCCGGTCGCGCCACCCGATCCGGAGGCCGTGCCCGCGTCCAGGTCGGACAGCTGACCAAGCTGGGCGCGGTGGCGGTTGCGGATTTCGTGCAGGCCGGACAGCACCGCCCACAGGTTGGCCTTGTCCGCCTGGTGCAGGTCGCGCCGGGCGGCGAAGGCTTCGGCCCGTTGCAGCAACAGGTGGGCTTCTTCGGCTATGACCACGGAGGGATGCAGGCGACGGGACATGGGGCCTCCTATTCGATGGCTTCGCGCAGCTTTTCAGTGACCAGCCACAGGGAGCTGTCTGCCTCGTCCAGGTTTTCCTGCGGCGTGCCGGTGCAGCCCAGCCGGTCGGCCTCTGCGTCCTTCTGCTGGCGCGTCTTCGGCTCCGCAGCCTCTTCGTTGCGCAGGCGCATCACGCGCAGGCGCAGGCGTTCACAGCAGGCGATGCACTTCTCCACACGGCGACGACGGTTGCGGTTCACGACAGCCCCCCCCGCGCCCTGCGGCGTGAACACGCAGGCCGTGCCCTCGCCGTCGTTGACGTACAGTTGCGCGCCATCGGCCAGGGCGCGTTCCCACGTCTCGTTCAGGCGGGCCGTGACCAGCTCCGTGCCCAGGCAGCGGGCGATCAGCGAGCGCTCGAACAGGGACGGGCGGCGGGGAGCATCGGGACGGGGCGTGGCTTGGCGGGATGCATCAGCAGTCATGGCGCATGTCCTCCACCTGCTTGAGCAGGGTCATGATGGCCTGCATGGCCTCGTACCCCTCGCGGGTGATGCGCCGCCGTTCGTCCTTGCTGATGCGGCCATCGTCCAGGGCCGCGCCCACGGCGGCCATCAACTCGCCAAACTCGCGCACGGCGGCCACGGCATCGCGCTCCGTGGTGGCCCCACCCTGCCCCGCCTTGGGCAGGCGGATGACCACCGCGCCCATGGCACCGGCCAGGTAGTCCAGGGGGCGGAGCGAGCCGGTGGCCTCCATGAGCGGGATCAGGTGCATCACCCCGAATTTGTGGCCGGGGATGGACCCGTTAAGCTCGTTGAGCAACGTGCTGTAGCCCTTGCCCAAAAGCTCCGCGATGCGATCTGCCCTGCGTCCGTTGGGGGCGTGCTTGACGTCTTCGCGCAGGATGTCGAGGAGAGAGTCATCCATGAGAGACTTTCCTTGCCTTTCTCATTTACTGGCGCGCAGTTACGGGAAATGTAGGGGATGATGCGGCTAGGCGGTTGCCACGGGCGACGGTGCGGTGGAGGAGATGCAGCGGACGCGGGGCTTGGGGCCGGACTTCACATTGAGCGGCGCGGGAAGCAGGTCAGCAGGCACGCCAAAGGCCACCAACGCCCGGTGACGATGCTCCGGCATGGTGGCCTGCTTGCACAGTTTGCCAATGGCGGCGGGCGTCACGTCCAGCGCAACGGCCATGTCCACGAACCGCACCCCGGTGCGGGCCATCCACAGGCGCAGCTTTTCTTGCCGGGAAAGTTCGGTTAGGTTTATTGAGATAGTTGATTGCATTGGCTCCCTCACCCGGTTTGCTCGTTGGGTGGTGTCGTTGGGTTTATGACTATTCTAAATTTAGAAAGATGGCAATCTAAAAATAGAAAAAAGCCGCTACTATGCTCGAAGCGTGGCAACAACAGTTTGAAATTATTAAAGAAATAGCAGCAAATGAAATGCGGAAGGCGGGCATGGCCTTCAGCATCTCCGCGCTTGACCGTTTTCTAAACCTAGAAACGAAGCGCGCGCGTTATTGGGACAGGGGGCAGCGGCCAACGGCCAGTGACTTGGTGAGGATCAGCGACAAGCTGGGCATATCGCTTCGTTGGCTCATTACTGGGGAAGGCCAACCGCATGATGGCCAGCAGCCAGCACCCGTCACCCCACCCCCACGCACTCACAGCCCCATCCGCATGGTTGGCCTTGCGTCGTGCGGGGTGGTCGGATGGAACCAGATTATGCCGGTAGCGGTATCGGCGGCAGCCCCGGAGGTGGGCGAAAAGGCGGTGGCCGTCATCGCGTTTGGCGAAAGCATGGTTCCTGCGGGGATATCCAGCGGTCAGGTCTGCTACGCGGACCCGGAGCAACACCCCTTGCAGGGTGACGCCGTGTACGTTGCCCGGCGCGATGGGCTGGCCACCGTCAAGCTGTACCTCGGGGAGGGTGAGCGGGCGGGATGGTTGCGCCTTCAGGGGTGGCTGGACCCTGACCAGAACGGCCAGCGCAAACCGTTTTTCGTCGATATGCCACGAGGGCAGATTGAAACCATTGCGCCCGTGATCTACGTGCGCAGACGGTTGTAAATACAGGCTTTGCGTCTATCTTAGGGGGTAAGTATGCGTTATGGGTGGCTGGTGGTCTTCGCATGCCTCTGGGCCGTGCCAGCGCAAGCGAAGGGCATGGTGGATTTAGATAGATGGCCTTGGGGGTCCCCACAGTCTGCGATCGAAGCGGACGTAACCGGGAACCGCCTGATTCATAAGACCGATAAAATCATGATCTATGGAGTAGATATCGGCGATGGCCCCGGAAAGATGGCTTTCAATTTTGACGGGGGCCTCTACAGCATTGTCATCATGCCTGACGGCATAGCCCCAAAGGACATAGCTGCTTGGTACGACGCCCTTTCAGCGAACGTAGCAAAAGAGTATGGCCCCCCGCAGGAGAAGGATGCTTCTTGCAAGGGTGTTCCACAGCCGTGTGTTCGCAACCTTTGGCAAATCAGACCCGACACACACGCCCTTGTAGCCCGCGCTGGCGAGCATGGGAGTGAACGCGTTTGGCTCACATATGCGGCGTCCGACTTGCGTAATCCGGCCATCCGCCAGGACGCATATGACGCGGCACTTGCTGCCATAGAATCAGAAGAGATGGTGCGCAGTGCCGCGTGGAACAGCATGGGATTCGTTCCTTCACTGCTGGTGGGCGTGACCGGCAGAGGCAAGAACCCCGGCGCATTCAACTCCTATGCCGCAGGGCTGTGCGGCACGCTGGCTGCTCACGGCATCGGCGGCGCCATCATCCATGTACTGGATGAAGACCAGCCTGCGGGGACTTGGGTAGAGTTGGGCAAGGCGGACTGCCCCCAGCTGGCCAAGGGGGATGCGACTGCACCCGCCGCCCAGCTGGTGGACGTGCCCGCTCTGGCCGGTAAGGACGAGGCCGCCGTGGCAAAGCTGCTGGGCAAGCCGGTGGGCGGAGAGAAAACCAAGTACGGCCCCAAGAAGCTCTACAAGCTGCGCGGCACGGACGTGGAAGTGGTGTACATCGGCGGCAAGGCGGACTGGCTGACGATCACGCCGGGCAAGGACGCTCCCGTGCCCTTCGGCCCGGCATGCGGTCAGGCCATCGGCATGGGCGTTCGGCCAGACCACGTGACCGAGCAGGCCATCACGTGGACCAACGCCCCCGGTGTCCTCAGCGTGCTGGCCACGGCCTCGCAAGGGCACGTCTGGTACTGGTACGTCAAGGTCAAGACGCGGTAGTCAGCCCCGACGCACGTACCTACCCCGCTGCAACTCAATGATCCCATGGGCCAGCAGCCAGCGCACGGAACGCGGGCGCTGGCCCTTTTCCACGTCCAGTTGCAGCAACAGCAGCCCCTTGAACCGCTCCGCCATCATGGCGGCGCGGGCCATGCGTTCCGGCACGCCCATGCCGCGCCTGTCATGGTGCAGCCGCAGGCGGCGCGGGCGGCCGGCGGCGTCACGGACCAGCTCCGGCTTGCAGTCGTGCTGCAGCAGCCATGCCAGGGGGTCGAACAGGTGGGTAGCACGGGCACACATGGGGGCATCATACCGCGCCGCAGGGCGGGGGAAAGACTTGTGCGCGGCACCGGACGGGGCCGGAAAACGCGAAAAGCCCCCTTGCGGGGGCTGACGCGTTCGGTCTTGTTTCAATCCACGCCGGGGTGCCCGGCGACGACTTACTCTTTACGCAGCTTTTCCGATATGCGCAACCCTTCGGCCAATATTTCTGGCCTGGCTGCTGCGGCCAGCCCGGCGCGGGTGACGAACACCGCCAGCGTCATGCCGTGGCGGCGTGCCGCATCGCCCAGGATGGACTTGACGTCCGGGTGCAGGGACAGGCGCACCTTGCCGTCTCGCTCCATGCGGCGGCGCAACTGGTACTCGTCCAGCCCCGGCGGAGGCGCGTAGGGCGCGTGCGGCAGCAACGAAGGGGGCACCTCTGCTTGCTGGCCAGATGCCGGTGCGGGCTGCGCCTGCTCGATGCCATCATCCGCGCCGCGCAGCTTGGATATCTTGACGTACACCGCCCCTTCGGCGCGGCCCAGCTTGCGGGCTATGGCCTTTCCGCCCTCGCCCTTGGCCAGCATGTCCCGCAGCAGCGCCACCTCGATGTCGCTCCATGGCTTGCCGGCGCGGAGGGAAAAATCCGGATTGCGGTGCTTGTAGTGCACCTTGTACCACGCGGCGGCGTCCGCCTGCGACGTGTACCACCGGCCGCCCCGCTCCTCTCCCGCGCATGCGCCGCCCTGAATTGCGGATACCAGGGTGGTGCGGTGCACGCCAAGGCGCGCGGCCTCCTCCGAGGCCAGGGTATCGTATCTATCAAGGGGCATGTGACCTCCACGTCGATTATTTGGCAGACCACTCCAAAATACGTTGCGCCTTGTCTACCCACACGGCTATGCCGCGCGCGTCGGCGTCCACCACTTCCGCCCCGGTGGACTTGCGCCCGGCGTGATAGGCGGCGTTGACGGCGGACATGACCAGCCCAAGGTCGCGCCCGGCAAGGCGGTCGTACAGCTCCGGCGGGATGTGGCTTTGCACTGCGGCAACGGTCACGGGTCCATCGTGTCCGGTAAACGAGGCATGCATTGCCTTGTACTTGCGGGTATCCATGGTGGCTCCTTTCAGGGCGGCGTACGCGCCCCGGTCAGGGGGTGGTGGGGCAGGTGCGCAGCACCCACCCCAGGGACGTTAGGCAAACTTGGCACGGCGGAACAGGGTGGTCAGGATCGTAACATACTGGTTACCGGGGATGTCCTTGCCCATGGCATGGACGCTGCCGACCTTGTCGATCCAGAGGATGACGTTGATCCATTCAATGGCGCGTTCGGCGGCGTCCCGCTTGTCGCCGTGCTGCGTCCTGCCTATTTCGGCCAGGGCGCTCCGGCTGGCGTTGGCAACGATGGTTTCGTTCAGGGCGGTGATACTGGCGGCGCCTTCCACGGAGCACCCCGCGCTGGGCAGGATGGCGGACAGGGCGGCGATGTCTTCACGGATGCGGGCGGTGTTGGCGGTCATTCTCTTGCTCCCTTCAGGGCGGCTTCGCGCCCCGGTCCGGGTTGTCGGGGCCTTTTCCCCCTTTCGTTGAGTTCAATATATGCGAGCGTAGAAATATTGTCAACAAACTTTCTACGCTCGCAACGTAAAATTTGTGCTACTTGACCAGCACCACGATACCGCCGTTTTCGGTGGGGCGGATGGCCCACTTCACGACCTCGCCACGCCGCGCCGCTTCGTACAGTTCTTCGGTGCATTCCTGCACACCCCAAGCTATGGTTTCCGGGTCAGCCGCCACGTCAGGCTCAAACAGCATCAAGGGGCTGGCAAGGCCGTTAGCGCGGGCCTCTTCTTCGGTGCGGCCAACGCCCAGAACGTTGAAAAGGTCAATGGCGGCGTAGTAGCTAGTGGTGATGGCGGTCATGGTCTTGCTCCTTATATGCGTGCGTAGAAAGATTGTCAACAATATTTCTACGCACGCAGCAAGAATATTTCCACGCGCGGGTGGCGCGCGTCAGGCGTTGTCCTGCCGCCGGATGAAGTCCTGCGCGGCAGCCGCCAGAAAGCCGGACCTGGTCATGCCCTCTACCTCTGCCGCCGCGTCCACCTTGTGCAAGATGTCCTCGCGCATGGTGATAGAAAGGCGCACCGGCTTTGGCTTGGCCATGTCCGGCGCGGGGATGAGCACGGCGAAGGCCTGCGCCAGTTCCGGGGCGCGGGCGATGCGTTCCAGGGGGGTGGGATCGGGGATGGCGTCCCCGTCCGCCTGCATGCCCTCCAGGTGCAGGGCCAGCGCCTCCGTGGCCATGCTCACGGCCTCGTCCACGGTATCGCCGCAGCTGATGCAGCCGGGCAGGTCAGGAAAGGTCACGTTGTACGCGCTGCCGTCCTCTTCCGGGTCCAGAAATGCCACGTAGTATCTCATATATCCTCCATGAGCTGGCGCGCCGGGGCAAGGTGGAGGGGGTTGCCCCCCTCCCCTTTCACATCTTGGTTCCCGATTGCTGCTCTATGCTCCTCTTGGTTTTTGGGGGGACGTCTTTTCGCGGGTGGGGCACCGTGACCTTGCCGGGCCGTTGGGGGTGCTTGAGCTGGACATGGGAACCGCGCTGCCCGATTTCGTACCACCCGTCCGCCTTGAGCCGCTTGAGTATTTCCCTGCTGTCCATGCATATTCAATACATACTTTATGGCGCGGCGTCAACAAAAATATGCATACAATGCATAAAAAAGCCCCCGGCAAATACCGGGGGCGTGCGTAGGGTGGTACCGGCCAGACAACGGCTAGCCCGTGGTGTCCCCCACCACGAACGTGGCCAGCCCGTCGTCAGGCGTGGACGCCAAGCGGGCCTCTTCGGCCTCCTGCCATGCGAAGGCGGCGGCAATGTGCGCCGCGCCAGCCGCGTAGACCGTCTGGAACAGGGCTGCGGTCATGTCCACCCACTGGCCCTCGCTGGCCTTCCACCTGGTCGCGAACGTCGGTTCGGCGGCCAGCCGCTGGGCAAGCTCGGCGTAGGCGAGGCGGGCAGCAGTGTCCGAATCCCACCGCACGTCCACGCCTGCCACCGGCACCACGAATCCGCCATCGCGCAGGGCGTTTTTCCGCGCGCCGATCTCGGTCAGCAGCCCAGCCCTCACCGCCTCGACGGTGGGCGGCGCAGCATCCACGGCCACGGGGTTGCCCGTGGCATCCGGGACAACCATCTTGCCCTGTGCCATCGCCGCCAGCAGGCTGGCGTACACCTCCCCCGAAATCGGTACCGCATCGGCGGGGATGCCGTCGCCGTGGATGCCCTGCTCGTAAAAACCGCGCGT